TCGTAGACCGAGACGTTCTTAACCGACCGCGTTCGACCCTGTCCATACCGCAACGGGAACTCGAACACCTCGGTATTGTCTGAGACGACGTCAGGCTCATGTGGCACTCCGGCCGCGATGAGAAGACCGGAGACAGGCGAGTCTTGTGCCACCCGCATTCGCCGTAGCACGTAACCACCCAAGGGGAAATGTACACCCGAGGACACACCGGCAAGTAGTGATACGGTGCCACTGGGCTTGACTGTGGTGACCCGTATGCTTTCAGCCACTCCCGCTTCACGGGCAAGTCGCTTATTCTCCAGACGAACCACATCGTACCCCCGGTTCAGCGAGTCGAAGACGTGCGGGACGGAAGTCGAATCCAACCAGTCTGCGACCCCTGATACTGATACTCCGATACGTCGGTTACGGCTTGTGACCTCGTTAGTCTGAGCTGAGTGACTTCGTAGAAGAGCCACGGTTGACGCGTAGAAAGTCGCAAGTTCCAGTACACGGTTCAGCTCCTTAGGGTCACATCGGGTAGGAAAGACTTCGACTAGATTACACAGTTCGGTACTCTCGAGCGGAATCTCACCGCACGGGTTAACGGCGACAGCCGCATCTGGCATCCTGTCACCAGTCCTGCCATACTTCGAGACGTTGATCATGTTCAGAATCCCTGGCTCGCCGTTGTCCGCTACACGCTCTCCGATCTCCGGACTTGTCAGCGTCATGAAGTCTTCACTGGTCTGGAGCGCTACCGAGTTGTTGCTCATCCACCCGATGTCTGATCGGTCGGGGTTCGAATCGTAGTTCTTGAGATTCAAGAACTCCTCGTCATACGGAGAGCCAACTGCGAGCTCTGCCGACCTTCGGACATTGCCAGCGACGACGCAGGACCCGATCGCGTTCATACAATCTGCAATAAGGCGTGTGTCGGACGTCTTCCCGCCTGCTCGATCATTGAGATAGTTTCGGAGTCGATTATGAAGCTTACGTAGCGGGGCTGATCCTGCGGAGACTCCTCCGAAACCATGAATAGGCACTCCAGCCCTTCGGATGTTCGAGTAGTCGAAACCAACCGGGCGTCCACCACGTTCATAGGACTGGATGAGTCTCTTGACGGACTCTGCCCACCCTTCTTTGGTGTCTGGGATGACATAGACCTGCTCTTCTCCCTTCGGTGTTTTCATCTGGTACAGGTGCGCCTCGTGAGTCGTAAAGCCTACACCGACACCACACATCAAACTGTCCATCAGCCAGCGCGCAGGCAAAGCCAACGATCGGTGGACTGAGACAGCGCCACAGTTGTTAAGGGCATGACTCCCGCGGTCGTAGACATAGTCTGTACCCATAGCCCACAGCCCACGTCCAGGTGGCAGCAACTTCATGTCGTGTACCGCGTACGCTAGCTCACGTGCCAGAGGTGTACGGTGTTTGTCTGACCACTTCTTGCCGACGGTGTTAACGAGCCAGTCCTTACGGATGCTCATCACGCCCTCGATGACGCGGATCACGGTATCAGCCCACTGCTCCTGGCCGTGGCCGTTACTGCGGCTGTAGGTCCTATAGTAGACAGCCTCGCTTAGTGGACCAAATCCCCATGGGACAGGCCTAGCGCGGAGTTCGTTCTTGACACTCTGGGGTAGCTCATACCTCTCCTGTACTATCACTGTTGATCTCCTGCTCTTCCTCCGCGGCTTTTGCTTCCTCAATAGTTTCTTTGACTTCACCTTCGGGATCAGGTGCTGGTGCGGCCTGATCCATAGAGATGCAGACAGGACACGTCTGTCTCCCATGGCTCTTCGGGTGTTCCTTGACTCGGATGTGCTGGTGCAGTGACTCTAGCCGGATGTTGACCTGCTGGAGCTGGAACGTGATCTGTTGCAGCATGAAGAAGTTCCCAACCTCCGCAGGGACTTCTTGCATCGTACCATTAGGGCCGCTGGGAATAGCCACCATTGGCTGGCTTGATCCTATCGTTCCGGTCGTTAGTAGCTTCTGTAGTTCTCTATCGTTCACTTCTCTCCTCCTTTACCATTTACGCCCTCTAACTGCGTCCAGTGCTTCTTCCGGACTTAGCGACGACAGATAGACCGACGTCGTACCCAGTGACGCGTGGCCTAACAAACGCTGGATGTGTGGCATCGGCACACCCTCTCTAGCGAGCTCGACAGCGAACGTATGCCGGAAGCCGTGTGCATGGATGCGTTTTCGAACGCCAGCCTTGGCTGCGATGCGAGGAAGCATCTCGCGTACGTACGCTTGCTCGAGAGGTCCGAATTTGCGAGTACAGAACATCGGACCCCACTCGTCTCCGTTCCGCGTTCCTGCCCAGGCTTTCAAGACATCCATGCCCTTAGAATCGATACCGACAGTCCTGGCCCTGTCGCCTTTCCCATGCAGGACGCGGATAGCCTGGTTCGTCCAGTCGATGTCGATCTGTCGAAGCGACAACGCCTCTGCCAGCCTAAGACCAGCGCGCCACATCACAGTGATTAGGGCTTGGTTACGCAGCCCAGTCCAGGACTCACCGCAGGCCTGCAGTATCGCAAGGCACTCCTCGCGCGTGTAAGACTCTGCGGGGTACTTCTTACCTGTCATCTCCTGAGCCCTTCAACGTACTTCCTCCACTATTTCTCCACCATGCACAATCACTGGTCGGGACCACGACACGAACGTCTCCGGCTCACGAATCCCTGTCTTCTGTACTCCGGTTGCGCCCGCCAGTTTCTTGGCTGCGCACTCGAGGGCAACAACTTCTGCACTCTCGAGTGATTTCGCACCTTGGACTAAGTATGTGGTGCGAACGCATCGTACGAGCTCGACCTCGACGTTCATCTCATCACCCCTCGAACCAGATCGTGAGCCACAACCGCGCATCGTCTGAATCCCACGTAGCACCGACACCGATGCGGTGATACTGTGGCTTGAGCATGTTTGCTCGATGCTCGGGAGATTGACGAAGCGATGCTAGTAACTCAGACAAAGCACCACCGAACACCCCTATGTTCTCTCCTGCGTAAGACCAAGTTCCATCATACGCCTGAGTCATCTGCAGTGTGAGATCAGTAGAATGGACAAAGTTTCTAGTACGTGCCATCCAGTCGGAGTGATCCTGTGCTCCACGATTCAACTTGCCTACCATGTCTAGAGGGCGTAGCCCGTATGTTGCCCGCAGACGATTCGTGTTGTCTACGACCTGGTGACGCACCTCGACTAGCCCGTCGTGCTCCGTTACAATGGCCAATGGGCCAGTGCGAGGGGCTCGATGACCAGTCACCAAGACGATACCGAGGATCGCAATGACCAGTATGGACACAATAACTACGATCCTCGGGTATCGAATCATTCTACTCGTCATCCTTTCTTCTACCAAACCATAGCAAGCCACTTCCACCCGTCAACAGGACGAGGGCAACGGCACCGATCGGCACGACGTTCTCAACTCCCGTGAAGGCCAGCTTCGAAGTCTGTGGTATCTTCTTGTTCGGTCCATTCGCCTCGTTCGATGGCTGTTGCTTCGGCGGTGAGACGGTTGTCGCGCCTGGTATTGGTGCCGTCGTGGTCGTGGTGGGGGTATCCGTCACCGTGGACGTGGGTGGTGTTGAGATGGTGGTCGTTACGGGCGGAGCCGAAGTGGACGGCGTCGTCACTGTGGTCGTGGTAACAGCCGTCGTGGTCGTCTCCGTCGTCGTCGTTTCGGTCGCCGTGGTAAGGGTCTGCGTAGGCGTCGTAGTCAGACAATGGTCTTCGTTCACTCCTCCCTCATTCGGGCCATGTTCGTCACAGTCCTGCCCGTGTGTGGGCTGTGGATCTGGGACGCATGTCTGCCCTGAGTTGCCGTGGTTGCAATCACCTTGTCCCGGCGGTTCAGTTGGCGGATCTGCCATAGCAGCAATCGGCAGTGTTACCGTCGCTAGGACGGCGAACGCAATCAGTAGTTTCTTCACTCTGTCTCCTTACTAGTACGGATGCCTGTGATTTGATGCCCGTGCTTTTGCGCGCGGGTCAATAGTGCGCTGAAGATGAAACTGACGTCGTCCTCTTCAGCCCATGAACTAAGATCCTCTGGCCAGATGGTACTCTCTTTTAGCATCACCCCTATCTCGACTTTGATCATGACTCAGCCCCAGTCACGTCGTCCGGTGGATTTGAGACCTCAGTCGTCTGCTGTACGGCCTTCATGAGGTGGTCTAGGTTTCCGGCTTGCATCCCCATTACTATCATAGAAGTCAGCGTCTCTATGTCTCGCTCCGGGTCCTTTAGAGTCTCGGAGATTTGAAGCATGACCTGAGCCATCTGTTCCATGTTCTGAGCGTGCATCTGTCGCTCGCGATCGGTCAGCCCGATGATAAGTTTACCATTCATTGGTCTCCCATCTCCTTAAGCTCGTTGTCCAGGTTCATCGCTGCTTCGGCCGCCCAAGAGGCCACGAACTCGTCCTCAGTAAACCAGCCATCTTCGATTAAAGCCTCTGCCATAGGCCCTGTACCCTCAGACACCATCTCAGGAGTGATGTCGTTAGTTGGAACTCCCTGCCGCTGTAGGACGCGGGCAGTCTGGAGCGTGACGAAGGTTGGTATCGTCATGGCGTACAGCTTTCCATTGCCATGAGCATAAGTAATCAGCCGGTCTTCTTGGGGCTCCAGCTCTTCAATCCGGTGTCTATCATCAAGTTCGTCCATGCACGCTCCACCTCCTCGGATAGTTCGTCTAGGTTCGATGCGATTAGGCGTCGGTCGTCGTTCAGATCAGCGATGTATCGTTCGGACGGATGTTCTCGTCCGATTCCGTTGTCAAACGGCTTGTAGAAGTCCTCGGCTTTTTCCAGCCGCTTCACCCGCCATAGATACCCGCCCCGGCGGTGGATCCAGTCGGCCTCGTTCGGGAACCGAACGTCTGTGACTACGACCTTAGCTCCATACGCAATCCCCTGTCTATCCGCCTGTCCATCTTTCTTCAGCACGAGCTCAAGCGCTTCGATCCACGCATCCTCCCCGACATGCTCTCGCACCCCTTCAGTACCGAGGACCTGCAGGAACCGGCGAACTTCTCCGATTTCCTTGGCCTTCTCCCAGCCCAAGAATCCGACAACTCCTCGCAGACGCTGGGGGTGTCGAGGAAATGGATACGACTGGACGATTGGATTCAACGCCAGAGCCATCGACTTCAGTTGGTCTGCAAACGCGTACCGCTTGAAGCCATAGCGCTCTGCCAGGACCTGGCCTGTCGAGTCCTTGCCGTGTTGAGCGAATCCGGTGACTCCAATCAGCATCATCTCACCTCGACAATCTCTCCGCGCTCTATCCTTTCAAGCACTATGATCAGCAACTCCGGAGGCCAGTGTTCATGGACAGCCTGGACGTATACGTTCACCATCTGCCCACGTTTGGTCCTATCCTCTGTCATAACACGTCCTCCGCTTCCAGCTCGATCGTTCTAAGCACCGAAGCCCAGTTGTTGGCACGTACCATGTGATCAGGCAGCGGTTGATATCTCGCGATGTGTGCATTACCTGGACGCGTAAACAGGATTGCCAACCTGCCGGTTTCAGCCCACTCAAGACAGTTTTCCCATTTGTCGTCGACGAGGACGTCACCGTCTGGTGACAACTCTGCCTTAGAAGTGTCTCTCATCGGAGCGAAGGTGACCTCATCAACACGAGGCTTGTATTTAGCGAACCATACCCAGACCTGATCTTCGGCCCATTCCGGCTTAGCCGTTACGACCTGGATCCAGTGGCCTGCAGCGCGGAGAGTTTCGATACCACCAAGCGCTCCTGGAACAGGCTTGAATTTCTCACCCCACAGCCATGCGTGATCTTCGAGCCAGGCCCACCAGTCTCTACCTATGATTGGGTTGAGATACGTATCTAGGTGGTACTCTGTCTTGTTTCGAATGTCGAAGGAGGTGTCGAAGTCTCTGTTGACTGCTTCGATTACACCACCCTCGAAATCGAGGACGACGTCATCCAGATCTAGTACGACGTGCAAACCCTTATCGTCCATCGGGTGCCTCTCTGATCGTGATCTCGATTACCTCTCCATCCGGACGTGTACGTCCTGACAACACCTTAGCTAGTGCGTGATAATCGCTTTCAGCGGACACTAACTGCTCGAAGGTGAAGTACGTGTAGTCCTGCATCATCTTCAGCTTGACGTTGAACTCTTTCGGTCGAGTCATCTCTCCTCCATCCTTGTTATACCGATGACCGGCAGCACATTCGATCTTCAGGACTTCGAACACGGCATCTGACCCGTCGTAGTCGACGCCAGTCATCAGCGCAGAGCCCGTGGCTTCGGCGGGAGCTCCGCACTCTGCGCACTCAATCATGCTTCCTCCTCTTCTTTTCTCAATTTCTTAACTCGCTCTTCTGCTGATTCTTGCGTTCGATGCTCTTCTATTACGAACAGATCTCCGCCGACATTTGCTCGGCACACCTGATACAATAGTACTTGCTGAACGAAGTAACTACTGCGATACTTCTTGTTAG